TTGTAATTATGGCGATGAAGGCAAAGGATTAGTATCAGCAAACCTCGCGCGCATAGCAAAGCAAGAAAATAAGAAGTCTCTAACCGTATTCTATAACGGAACTACACAGAGAGCACATTCCTTTGGAGATAAAGTACGTCATTGTACAGCCGCGGGTGAAGAGTTCGGCAGCGATACTTATTATCACCCTATGTTTGTCATAGACCCAATTGCGCTTTGGCTTACCCAGTCTTATGTATATATTGATCCTAATTGTCGCGTAATTCTACCTTGCGACGTCATGGAAAACCGCAAGGTAGAAAAAGACCGCGGCGATAAACGCCATGGCTCATGTGGATTGGGCCTATTCGCCGCGGTAAAACGCAGTAAAAAATTAGAAGATAATATTGTAATTAATGATTTTCGTAATCCATACAATCTATATCTTAAATTAAAAGAAATTGAAACGCGATACCCAACAGAAAAAGATACATTATATAATGTTGATATGTTTATGCGCGCGGTCGCGTGGATTATGAATAAATGTAGAATTATTACATTTGACGATTTAGTAAAAAATCATAAATATGATACAATTATTTATGAGGGTGGGCAGGGACTACTACTTGATCAAACCAATATGGATGATTTTCCACACTTAACTCCTTCCAGCGTGGGAATGTATAATATTACACGCGATATTAATAAATTAAATTGTACACCTGAACTATTCTATGTTTCGCGCACTTATATGACGCGACATGGCGCTGGACCAATGGAGTTTGAATGTAATAAAGAAGATATTAATCCTAGTATTGTTGATAAGGTTAATCAGCCAAATGAATGGCAAGGTTCCTTACGGTTCGGTCGCATTGATTTAAATACACTTTATCAGCGTATTCAGAAAGATGCCGCGACATATGATAATAATTCAAATATTAATCTTGTCTTTACTCAATTAAATTATACAGATAATAAAATTGAGACAAATAACGGACGAGTAAATATTATTAAACCAGATTTTTGTTCAAAGATTTATATTTCAAACGACAAATATTATATTTTTAATAAGGAGTAATTATGTTTATTTTCATTATCGGTATTCTTCTACTAATTAGTTCTATTGTCGCTCTAGTAATAAAAACAGAAGCAGAATATAAGACACCAGTACGAATAAGCGGAGTTGTAGCACTTATTCTCGCGCTTGTACTAGTTGGCTTTTCATGTGTTTCTTATGTCCCTACCGGCTATACTGGTATTGTTACTACATTCGGTAAAGTTCATGATGTAACTCTTGACGCGGGTATTAATTTCCATACGCCTTGGGATAAGGTAATTACAATGGATAACCGCGAACAGCGTGTTCCTTTTACTATGCAGGCATTTTCGTCTGATATTCAAGAAGTATCTATTTCTGGTTCTGTAAACCTAAATATTGATAAGAGTACAGCGATGAATCTATATCGTGAAGTTGGTACAAATTATCTAAATATTCTAGTAATGCCACGTATTTCAGAAGAAGTAAAAAGTGTTATTAGTAAATATACAGCTGAAGGACTTATTGTAAATAGAAATAATCTATCTATTGAAATGGCTGATTTACTAAAATCCGCGCTAGAAAAGCAAGGTATTAATATCCTATCCGTCGCGGTTGAAGATGTAGACTTCTCTGATGCTTTCACTAATGCTGTTGAAGCAAAACAAGTTGCTACACAGGAAAAGCAGAAGGCGCAGACCGAACAGGAACGCATGACTATGGAAGAAGAAGCAGCTTCAAAGCGTGCCATTATTATTGCTAATGCCGAAGCAGAAAAAGCTAAAATTGCCGCACAGGCAGACCTTGAAGTTGTAAAGATTCAGGCTGAGGCGGCGCTATATGCTGGCGAAAAAGAAGCCGAAATGAATAAGCGTATCGCGGAAGCATTAAGTGATGAGCTAATTAAATATTATTGGATTAAGCAATGGAATGGTAAACTTCCTACCGTATCTACAGATAATGCTATGTCAATCCTAAATATTCCAGAAATTACAGAGTAATCCCATGTCTAAAAATTTAAGAATCTGGTATGCTTGGATTTATATGCCCAATGGTTATAAAGGAATAATTAAAATTAATTCATATAATGATTTAAATAGAACTTGTGATGTAGTTTTTTCTGGTGGTATAGCCGCGAAAGTACCAATGAATTGGATACATGCTTGTAATGAATGTATTTTACCTTGGGAAGAAGATAAAAAATGTCAAGATTAATTTCTTGACATTTTTTTAAAATTATAGTATAATTAATATATCAAAAGGAAAGGAAGTAGAAAGATGACTTACGCTGAATTCGTTTACCGCTTCAATAAGATGTATACTATTATTGACGAGACTCCGGAAGAACGCATTGCAAAGGCGCTTGAACGCATCGCAGACGCAATTGAAAAAGAAAGCCAGAAAGGAGAAAAAGAAAATGGCTAATTATCTTATCGTTGCACAGGAAAATATGTATCGGGGCGAGCATGGCATTGAAAATTGGACTATTGAAGATTGCGCTAATGTACAGGAAGCATTCGCTATCGGCCGCGAAATGTCATTAGATTTAATTGACTCTTACAGTGGATTCTATGATTCTTATAGGAGAAATGCTGAAGACTGGGCCGATCAAGAAGAAGAGGATGGTAGATTATCTGCTGAGGCAAGAGAAGAATATATCACTAATGCAATTGAAGAACAGCGTGAAGATGCAGTATATTATATGTGCTGGAAACTTTCTGATAAATTTGACTATTCTTCTCTAAATAAAGAAGATATTGATTGGTACGATATCGCGGATACATATGGCGAGGAGGAATACTAATGTCTACTTTTTTGCTTGCTTTAATTCTTTTGGTAATGATATGGTATATTGTAAATAAAGATAATATGAGGTATTAATATGAATAAAGAAAATAAAATTAAGGTGCTTGAATATCGTTATAACTTAATTATGAAACGCGGTTTTCATAATAATAAAATTGGTAACAAAATTCTCCGTAAGATTAGAAAGTTAGAGAGAGAAGTATGAATTGGCTCAATTGGATCATCATCGGAATTGTACTCACAACAATCTTGCTCGGTGTCTATGCATTGTGCAAGGCTGGCAGTTGGTTCCATGAATAATGTATTTTATTTTACAGATATACATGGTCATTTACATTTATTTAATCACATTATAAACTATTGTAATACAATAGATCCGAATTGCACTATTATTTTTGGCGGCGATGCTTGCGACCGCGGCCCGAATGGATATGAAATTATGAAGTCTCTTTTAAATAATAAAAATATAATTTATTTAAAAGGCAATCATGAAGATATGTTCGTTAAAGCCGCGAAAGAATTTATGGAACATTTTCCAGCTTATGGCAACATGTCTATAGAAACCATAACACGTATTTTAAAAGGCATAAACGTATTTGATAATAAATATCCAGCATTACAAATATATTTATATAATCACGGTAAAGAAACACTAATTGATTGGTTTTTGAAAGAACCTAAAAAGGAAGAATTTGTTAAAAAAATTGATGCGCTCCCATTAACATATTCATATAAAAATATTGATTTTTGCCACGCAGGCGGCGTGTATCCAAGTTTTGTTAGAAAACAAAAAGATAGTTCTGATATTGACAATGTGCTTTGGAACCGCACCGCTTTTGAATATGGTTGGGCGCCTGATAGAATATGTATTCATGGTCATACGCCAACACCAGCAATGTCTAAAAAATATGGTGGTAGAATGCCTGTTTCCGAAGCGCAGCCTATTAAATATCGTGGTAATTTTGATGAAAGATATACTGGTTATAAAATTGATATGGACACAGGAGTATTTGCTGACGGACGTATTTTTATATTAGATTGTAATCAATTAATAGCAACTGGCTTTTATGACCATGACAGCAATAATACAGAAAAATTAAAACATAATATAGAAAAGATAGAAGATATTAATTTTCAATAAGATGCGGCGTTTAACGCCGCATTTTTTTAATTAAATAAGTTATACGGGGTGAAACTATGGGACGTAACGCACGATAGCCTGGGGAAAAAGCCGTAATGATATGGCCAAATATAAATGATCCATATACATACTTAGACGATTTATTCGCGCCAGGAGATGGACCACGCTCATATTCTGTCGCTATTGGTTCTTATGCGCAAGGTATATTAAATATGGATATAAATAATAACGGCCACGATGAACAAAAATTTTCGCAAGATGATGCAGTCCTTTTTCTGCGCACTACCGCCGTGGCTTAGTAGAGTGCAGAAACTGCTTTTTTAAAAGCAAAAATTAAAGAAATTCAAAATATTGGTGGAGAGATCGGAGAACAATTAGAGTAGCGATTAAATGTTTTAACTTCTGATCCAAGTAATTTTGATTATATAGAATTTATTAATATAATTAATGAGGCTATGTCCAATATTAAAAATTATAAAGCTCGTTTAAAAAATATACTATCTGGGAAGCAGCATAGAGACTTAGAACGTAATGTATTAACAAGCGCGGGCACAATATTAAAAACTTATAGTAATCGTAGAAGACAATTCAATCTTTCAATAGAAGAATTAGTACGAATGATTTCCATGCGTTTTTTATAGGAAAGAGCACCAGATTTTGTCGCGCAACAAGCTAGGGCTCGTATTAAAGGAGCTCAACATTTCGCCGCGGTACAGATACTATTACAAAAACAATTAGCGGCCTATATTAATGATCATCGCCCAGAACTATTAAAAAAACAAAACGAGTTTATGGATGAAGATACCTTTATACAATTATATGATAATTTATCAAAAGAAATGGATGAATATTTTAATTAGGAAACTATGGATAGAATGTTAAATAATGATCAATTATTGGATGAAATTGTTGAGCAATTTGGTATAGAGGTTTCCGCGTCTGCCAAAGTAGAAAAAACTTCTAAAAAAACAACAAAAAATCAAGATAAGAATGGTGGATATAGAGGAAAAGCCGCGAATGAAAAATCACAGGAAATGTTAAAAAAATTAGAGCTATCTAATAAATTAGACCCAACTGGTGCATTTGATAAACTTGTAAGTCGTATTACACTTAAATATAATCCAGATAGAATTATCTCTTTTGAAGAAGAACTATAGACCGCGGTAACTTAGGCTTTGAACGGCCATGTACATTTCGGATAGAAATTAAATATGGGGACAGACTCAATTAGCATTATGGTGCCAACTATTGATGAAGACAATAAATCTAAAGCAGACGACGCGGCGAAAGCATTTTCTAATAGCTTGAAACAAACACTTATACAAGAAGAAGCAGCTAATGATCCCAAAAAAACTCGTGAAATTTATGATAAAGAATTAGATAAATTAAATACATCATTGGCTAAAATTGGTTAGGGTTTTATAATGCATGAAACAACTAAATTATATACTTCTATAGAAGGCGGTAACGCATTTTTTAAAAACTAGCCTGGCTTCGGTGGCCGCGAAATGAATATAATGAATTATTTAGGTTCAATTGATCAATTTGGCACCGAAATAGGTATTGATACCAATTGGTTACGTTTTTTAATACTTAATTTACCTAATGGTGCTTTAGGATCTGGCAACAAAACCAAGTTAGAAGAAATTCTCGCAGTCGCGGCAGGATTAATTATGTTTGATGATTTTTCTATAATTGCTAAATCATCAATACAAGATATATAGTTTTCTAATATAACTAATATTCATTTTTATAAATTAAATGGAGTTTATGTTCCATGTTCATACTTTCTTCATGCAGTGGCTAATACATTTGAATAGATTATAATGTATAATGTTGATTTTGAGAATACAATTACAGTAAAAATTACACCGACTTCTGTTTCATATACTAGACCAGAACCATGGGAATAGCCTACTTAGATAGAAGATTGGAATAATATTCGCACAGCCGCGGGAGGAACTAAAATTAAAATGTATTTCGCCGCGAAATTTTTAGCATTAATAAGTAGTGCTTTAAATCCTGAATAAAATCGTATTTTACTTAATTTTCTACTTAATGATAGCACATATTATTTAGGCGGACGGGAGGTGATTGCCGATGGAGCAGGCCTGGAATTGGATAGGAAACCACATTTGGACTCTTGTTGTTGTATTATCAGTTTTTATTGAAATTGTTCCAATTAAATGGAATCCATTATCCAGTATATTTAAATGGATTGGTAAAAAAATTACTAGTGAAACAACAAAAGAACTAAAACAAATTAAAGACGATTTAAATGAATAGCGAACAATGATTGAAGAAAACGAAAAAGATCGTATCCGTTGGGAAATTTTAGATTTCGCGAACTCATGTCGTAATGGCAGAAAGCATACGAAAGATGAATATCAACATATAATCGCTTTAAATGACAAGTATAAAGATTTATTAGAAAAAACCGGCGATAAAAACGGTGTATTTGAAGCGGAATATGAATATATTAAAAAATTATATGCTGAAAGACAAGAAAAAAATGATTTTCTATAAGGGAGGTAATACTATGAAAGAATGGTTAAAAGCCGCGGGTATTCGCGCAATTAGAACATTTGCTGAAGCTATGTTAGCTTATATAGGAACTGGAGCTCTAGTACTTGGTGATGTAAATTGGTTAGCTGCT